ATGCCGCTGTGATTTGACCTGCTGCCGGACCAGTCGTAATGGAGGTGATTTTCCAAGCACAGAAGAAAGAATTTGCTAGGGTAGTTTCTACATAAGTACCTACAGGATAATTTACAGGAGCACTTACAACATAGGTCGGACCGGTTACGCTTCCCGTTGTACAATTATTTACCTCACGAACAAAGTAGAAAAATTCAGTTCTTGTCGGAGTTGGAGTTCTTGTCGGAGGTGGTGAGGTGTTCGTTGGGGTAGGTGTCGGAGTTCTCGTTCTCGTAGGGGTTGTAGTTGGTGATGGACTTAAACCAGTGGTTCTTTTCATAGTTGGAGTTGGTGTTGGTTTCTTGGTTCTCGTTGGAGTTTGGGTTGGTGTGAGAGCACATTCACCTTGTGGAATGATTGACAGGAATTGAACATCCTCAAAACTATCCTCACACGCACAGAGGTATTGAATTTCTCCCGCTCTAATTGAGGTACGAACTCTTGTTCCGTTACATTGGGTGTAGAAGTATTCAATGAAGAAATCCACCGTATTGAATATTTGGTATTCAACACAGATACAAGGTGGTGGGGTTGGAGTAGGGGTTGGAGTTCTCGTTGGGGTTGGGGTCTGTGATATTTCAACAGCCGCACACGCTGTACAACTATCAAAGAATTGAATGATGTCGTTGGTGTTTGGTATGGTGGTGAAATCAAGTACAAAATAACAGGTATCCCCTCCGTTTATTGTTCTTACAACCTGACCAATAGCCAATGGGAATGTTGAGTATCTCGCCAATATCTGACGAGGTGCGGTACAATCCTCCAAAATGTAGTAATAAACACCCAAATTATTGGTGATGGTTGGGGTAGGTTGTGGAACACTACATCCAAGTTCATCATAAATTGAAACGGATGTTATAGGGAAAGTACAATTACAATTTGTGTAGATTAGTGGTAAGAATGAATTGGTTTGGAAACCGGTTTCAAATCGTTCATATACAACATTATCCCTATAAACATCCTTTGATATGGTATAACATTCCCCGTCAACCTCAATACGATTTCCCACATAAGCGTAAAGGGTGTAATTTAGGTCGGTATTTCCGTATCTGAAATCCCCACTATCACGACAATTTGTCAGTTTGAAATAACGGGTTCTATGTGGTTCATAATCACTCGTGAGTTTGATTAGTTCCACATTTGTAGTGTCACTTTCTGTGAGGTTATAACCCGACAATTTATTGATACGATAGTAGTTTCCTTGAAGGTAGATTTTTTCGTCTCCTCTCAGTGCGGCAATCTCCTCAGGTAATAAGTAAAATTTACCCGATAAGACACGATTATCACTTGAGGTGAGGTCTTGTATGTAATCCTCGTAATAAATGTCGTAGAGGTCTTCATAACAACTGAAATCGTACTCCAAAACATTGAACCTTTGTCTCTTGTTGAAATTCACCGCATGGGTCAGACCAGTGACCCCAAATGGGTAGGTCGTAAATCGGTTATAGAGGGGGAATATATCAACCTCCGTATTTTCAATGTAAAAATTGTTTTGGAATGTGAACGCTGAACTCGCATAAAATCCCACATTATACGATGGTAGATTTAACCCTCTGAAAACAATTCTTGGAATGGTTTTACGAGCGTTATAGAATAGTTCTGGCTGAGCGTCGTTGTCCTCCTCACGGGTGATAAAATAAATCGGAATGGTGATATTCGGTGAGTTGATATTATTCAACACTTGGTCAACCGCATTGGAGAAACCATCGTTGAAAATGGTGTTCTCACTCTTGTAATCAAGGGTCAGATTTTTGTATTGTGTTCCGAAAATATTGTTGGTCTGTTTGGAGTATTCCACATTACCAAAATCCTCATCCTTTTCAGCACCAAAATATAGGGTACCATTTATGATTGAACTCGTTGATTGGATGTTTATAGGACTATCCCAATCCAATTTTTGAGACCAATCCAATACTTCCCCCTCACCAATGTAATCCACAAGTGGTTCAACAATGAACCGATTACTCTCATAAGGACTTGGAGTTACAAGGAGGTTAAATCGTCTGTTTATACCCGTGATAAAATCAACCTGTTTTACTTCCGTTGGGGGTAATTCCAATCCCAAATCTACAAGACCCACGACCACTCTGGGCCCGTCCACCAATTTCATCCCAATGTAGTTCCATTCCATAGGTTCATAACCCGGTATGACCTTTGAAATATCCAAGGCGTATGAAAAGTTGGATGAGAGGTATAAATTGGCTGTATATGTAAAGATAAAAGCACCCCCCGCTGGCATTACAATATTTTCACTCCAAATGGTTCTACCAGAAAGACCATTTACACCACCGAGTTGAATTTCGTGGAGGTAAATTTCACCGGCAGCATCCTCAATAATAGTGGGGTCTCTAAATGGTTTGGTATTGTATCCCCCCCAAGTAATCTCAAAGGTGTAGTTTCCATCTTCAGGAACCACAAACGCCCATGGCGATAAGGCACTGGCTTGAATGTTATCCACCAAAACAGGTGATTGAAGACCTCTTTGTAAACTCTCAGCCGGTCCTGGCGTTCCGTTATTTAAGATGGGTGTCCATAAAATATTTTGTTCAACCAGTGACCCCAAACTACGACCATCGTTTTGGAAATTGAATTCAGGTCTCACCGATTGATTGAGGTACAAACTATCGGTATTGAAGGTCAGAGGTAGGTAAAATCTCTTAAAATAAGCGGTCTCAAAAAAACTACTATCAATGGAGAAACCAGCCTCAGAAAAAATCTTCTCATAAATCCATTTTAATTGGATGGCTGGCTTGAGGTAGTAAAATCGTAAAGGTGTTCCGATATTGTCAAAATAACCCTGAATTAAACTACTCCTAAAATCAATGATGGGGGTTGAACCCGAAATGATTTCTTTATCATCACCATAATCGTATCCGTAGGCTGCGAGCATATAGGTGACCCGACCATCCGTCAAAGGATTACCTGTGGGTACTGAAAAATCAGGGTCATAGATACTTGAAATAATATTTGAGGCGGTATACTCGTGAGCAAGTTCTGAGTAGTCCAAATCAGCCAAAACCAAGTCCCCCATTTCCGATGTTAAACGACCCACATTGGAATAAAAAATCACATTGTAGGTCACATCAGTAATGTTGATTGTAACGCTCTCTAAACGAATAAAACCCTCAAAAATAATGTACCCGTCATTCTCAAACGCAGCCACGAAAGCCGTACGAATATCGTAGTCAGTCAGAGCTGTGTTAAAATCGTAAAAATGTTGGAATATATCGTTGTTGTTCTTTGAACCTGGTATGGTAAAATTTTTGGTGTAGGTAGAATTCTTACTCGTGATGTCTTGGATTTCAGCAAACGAGTAGTCCGCAAAAATGGTTTCATCCTCAAAGAGGTCAATATATCGGATTTCATTGTTGATTTCAGTACGGAGACGCAGCATTACAAATTACTTCTTTTGAGTTGAACAGGGTTATACCTGAAGGTGAGTGTATATTGAAACAACTTATTGTATCGGTTTTTGTAATCTTGTAGTGAATTACTTTCAATCACAATAGGGATGAGGTATGGGGTCTTTTGATATGCGGTTGCTCCATCACCAGGATATGACCAATCCTCAATCAAATAAACATCCGTTGATAAGAAAATTTCCTCAACAATTTTTCTGTCGTTCTCGTCCATAAAATTGGTTTGTGCCTCCACAATAACATCCACATTTTGGTCATAGATAATATCTCGTTTCTGATAGAAGAATGGATTGTATCTTGGTGAGTTTCTAATAACCCCCTGAGCGTAGATTGAATTGGACTTTTCCTGTGATTTGATGTGCTTTCTGTCGAACGACCAAGTGTCCCAAGTCCCTCGTTGATTAAGAAAGAGAAAATGTATCGGTGTTGAGAGACAATCGTTGTCCATAAAGTAGTATTCTACCACCTCTGAAATTCTGTTATCCCAAGCCGTATCACTTGTCATCCAAACTGCGAGTTTACCCCCCGAATTTATCCACGATGGATTGCGGATTATTGTGTATAAAATTCTGTTGTCAGGAACGGTGGTATATCCCGATGGTGTCCCTGTGAAAACAAGGTTTGCTGAATTTGAGTAATCTTGGTCTTGAGTGAGGGAATAATTGATTGATGTTCCTGAGATATTCCAACTTGAAAAATTGGGTTGGAAATCACTACCAAAATACGATAACAAAACAGGACACTCAGGGTGATGACTTCTTCGTCTAACCCTACTGACTGATTGTTGTACCCCCGTCCAAACTTTTGTCTGAAATAACTCGTCTCCAAATGTTGTCAAAAACTGAGCAGGGTTATTTTCTGTGATTGCCGTATAAGAATTTACACCCGATGCGAACTTGTATTTGTATTGTTCCCAATACATTTGGTTTTGACTTCCATTGGTATTTCCCGTCCAATAAATGTTATTGTAATTGAAGTTCGTTAAATTCTCTTGGACGCCGGGCCAAATCGTCATAAAACCAGGTTGGTTCATACAAGGTGGAATGTATGTTGAAACATACCCCCAACCTGTAACCTCATCACCCCACACAAATGAGTAAAAAATTCCTGAATAATTTTCAATCATATACAACACATCAAAACCATTCGGTTGGAGTGTTGCGGTATATGAACCTGTCTGAGCCGTTGATGTTCCACTGGCGACCAAATTTCCGAGGCTATCGTTATGAACATAACTCCATCCAAGTGCTTCAGGAACTCCCCATGATGGTAGATTTGCTCCCGCACCACTAACGAAGATTGTATTCGGACTACCTAAATAAGCCGCTGGTAAATCACCTAACTCGTAAGTAAAAGTTGAAGGGGATAATGAGGGGTCTTCACAAATTTCAACTTGTGGTATTCCATTCACACTCCACTGCTGACCAATTAAAACACAATATTCTGCGATGTGAGGTAGATATTCATACGCAGAGTTGGTGTTAAAATTATTGTGCGAGAGACCCGCAATTCCTGATGTTGACCCTGAGGCTTGTGCGTTTATCAAAAGTCCGTTAGGCGTCGTTATATTGCTCGTAGAGGACGATGATGTGGCTTGGAAGTATGAACTACGAGGGTTTGCTATGAGATAATTCTTAACAATGTCCCCCACATCAGCAATTCCCACCCCGTATGTGTTGGGGGCAATCTTCAAACGAGCAACCCGTTCCGCATTGGACTGACGAGGATTTAACCAAACATCAAAGACATACCTGAAATCGGTATTCCCCGTCAAAGTTGAGGATGCCGTGTAAACATGCTGAGCGTTTGAGGGGGTATAAAATAAGGGTTGTTGTAAAATCGTGATTGCCATTTTTACTCTAAATTTTCGTATAAAATATTTTGTAAGAAATCGTCAATTGAACGACCAATTTCATCATTAAGTGGACCGGTGAAATCCTGTTCCCATAACTCCAAAGCACCTTCAAAAAAGTTGGTGGGAGCAATACCGAATTTTTGAATATTATTTGACATTCCAAACGCCATTCCACGAGCCTCTTTAGCATCCAACCCTAATCTTTGTTGAGCCCATTGTTGGAGGGGTTCTATTGGGACATATTTTCCTGGTCGTCTGCCATAATTCACATACTCCCAATATGAATTCATCAACAAAGCAAATCCGTCAGAGGTCTCTTGAAATGAAATTGAGTTGTATAAACTACCTGTTGCGATTTTGTCTCCAACACCACCGAAGGATTTATTACGACCTAATGAGTAAGCATTCCCATTAAAACCTGGCGCATAGGGATAACCCCCACCACCATCAGGATTTTGTACGAGTGCTTGCTTGAGGCGTTCTACGAGTTTCTGCCCCCAAGTGTTCATAAATTGTTTATACTGCTCGTCCATCGTGAATTAAGAATTAACTAAAGTCAGCAATTTTTTCACCATAGATTTCTGTACCATATACATCAAATCTCCATAGGTCGGTTTTGTTGTTTGAGGGGGCACTATCTCCACCTTTCCACTTGAAGGTATAACCCGTAGATGACCAAGTGATTGTATGACCACCATTGGTTGTGGTTTTGAGTAAGAAACTCGCACCATCACGAACATTGGTGAATTCAACATTTGAAGCCCCCGTGATTGTGATTTGAGCCTTACCCCCCAAGTTCCAATCCACTGCGGTTGTACCGGTGAAAATGGTACCTGTGACCATTGACTGAACCTCAGTTGAAATCCGTCTGAAGTAGTGGATATTTTCAACCGATGTGGTGTTATCAACATTTGGGGTTCTGTTGAACAATCCAATACCAACTTGGTTGTCTCCTGCGCTAATGGTAGAACCCGATGAATTGATAAATGTTACCCTTTCTCTCGCAGCACTTATTTCACAAAATATTGAATTATAAATTGAACTTTTATCTGCTTGAGAAATTAAACAATTCTCAGAACCAATAATATCGTTGTTGAATGGAGAACTGATAATTTTGTTTCTTGCTCCACCGACGATTGTGTTGACTGAACCACCCGAAATACCAGATTCATTACTTATGAAAATTCCACTCTGGTCAGTATCAAATAAATTACATTCGTTACCACCGATTATGGCGTTCACCACATTTGTATTATTGTTGTTGTTATCAATGGTTGATTGTTGTGAACCACCAATCAAATTAGCACCACCTTCACCTTTAATCAGGTTGGCATCTCCAGCAAAAATTACGGATGACCCAACCTCCAACAAGTCATTCTGTGAGCCACCTAAAATATTTGAAAAACGAGCATTTTTGATGGTACTTTCATTCGTTGAAATTACACTTGAACCCCAAGTAGAAAATGAACTACCTGAATTACCTGATATGGACGATAATCTTGAACCATAAACCCCCGCTAAACGACCATAATCCACAACGCTTGAAGTGTCACTATGGAATACCCCTGAATTCTCTCCTGTAGATGAGTTTGTTGTTTGAAAACCACCATAGTTAAATGAACCTACACCAGGGTCTGTGAAGGTATGAGAATAACCACCAATAAAAACTCCTGAGCGACCAATTCTCGTGTTGACCGTGTGACCAGTTCCCATAATAAAAACTGAGTTTTCACTATTGTCCCCCAAATCAACCAATTCGTTTGATATTGCGATTGTTCCATTGGATTGGTTGGTGACTTCGGTTCCAATTACTACACTATATTGTGCTCCATTGCTGATAGTATTTTTGTAACCAAAGGTGTGTGAATAATCTGATTGTCCACCAGTCTGACCTAATATATGGTCAGCACCTATAGCAGTTGAATTTTCCCCATCAGAATAGGCATCATAACCAATTGTAGTATTTTTAGGTTTATCCGAAAAAACCGAACCACCAATACCGGTAGAAAGGTTACCCGCAACCACTGAGTTGTTTCCAATTGCTATGGTTTCCGTTGCGATTGCTCTCGCGGTGTTTCCAATGGCAAAAGCATCGGTTACAGCACCAGCGTTTTTACCGATTACAATTGCTCCTGATTGATAAATTTCTGCGTCATAACCTATAGCAATACCATAATCCCTACCCGTGCCTTGGTCGCGAGCATTAGTTCCAATTGCGATGACCCCAATAGATTGACCATAAGCACCTTTACCGATAATAATTTGTTCATCTGCGGTAAATGCGGAAGCACCATTACCCAAAACGATTGAACTTTCGGTGTCTGCGATGGTACCATTTGCGGTTAAAAAGTCGTTTGATTTAATGGAATTTGCCCCCACGCCTTTTGTAAGACCCAAGACATATTCCAATTGTGATTTGTTGGTGGTTGTTTCACCAGAATTATTTATCACCAAATACGAACCAATTGAGTTATTCGTAGTGGCTGTGAGTTGAGAAATTTTAATGTTTGCCATTTTTTATAAATTTGGTTCAAGTGGATTATCTTGTTCTGTTGTTAAAACATCCCCATTCTCAGCCTCTAAAAGAATGTCACCTGAAGGTGTAGAACTTGGAGTTGGGGTTATAGTTGGTGTAATTGATGGAGTAATACTTGGAGTAATACTCGGCGTTATAGTTGGTGTAATTGATGCGGTAATACTTGGGGTAATACTCGGTGTTATTGATGGAGTTGGGGTATTGGTTGATGTTATTGTCGGAGTTGGAGTTGGAGAAGGACATCCAAATCCATAAGTTGATAACCCAAAAGTCGCAAAACCATAGAAATATAGTTGTGTCCCCCCTGTTGAAAGCCATAAAATCTCTGTTTGCCAATCTATGTATTGTGTTAAAGCACTATCATAGTAAAGTTGTTGTTCGTTAGTGAAAAATGGTTGTGGTGAATATAATGTTGGTATTGGTTGAGGATTTGAACATAAATCTTCAACGGTATCACCACTACTCACAAAACTAACAGCGTATGAAACGAATGAAGGTGAAGGTGTTGGGGTATTCGTTGATGTAATTGTTGGTGTAATCGTAGGAGTTATACTTGGTGTTAAACTCGGACTTACCGAAGGGGTTGGTGTAATTGTGCTCGTTGCTGTCGGTGTAATCGTAGGGGTAATCGTCGGGGTTATAGTAGGACTAACTGATGGTGTCGGTGTATTTGTTGGGGTTTGTGTTGGACTTGGACTTGGTTGTGGACTTGGAACCAAAGGACATACCACAGGATAGAATAATTCATAACCGAAATTAAGGGTCGTAGATGAATAACTCCTCGCTTGTGGATAGATGACCCCTTTGTACTCGTAATCGTACAGGAAATCCCCTGTATTGACCTCCAAGATACCTGTCGTGACTTGACCTTGAAGAACAATACTATCGTAATCGGTGTGAACAACCCCCCATCCTAAATCTGTGGTACCAGAGAATACCCTTGTGTAGGTATAAAATTCTCCATCAAAATTTTGATACACAGGATACAGGTTTCCATCAGGGGCGTAACCCTCGTTGAAATACACATCGTAATTCGAACCTGTAAATCCACTAATTTGTGTGTAACCAAAATTGAATGAACCCCCACTATAATAATAAACCCTACCATAGGTTCCGTCATTGACCTGTGAGGTGGTTGAACCAGTGATTTGTAATTCACTTTCACAATAACATAATTCGTCCTCAATGAACGGATTAAACGGAGCAATACAACGATTAAGAGGTTGTGCGATTGTCAGGTTCAAAGATAGGTTCCAACCGACCAAAATATCATCATACGCTTCAGAAAATGGGGTGATGGTTGTCGGTAGTTCAATGTCGTATCTTTCCTCGTAATTTCCTTGACCTGGTAAAACTGAAAACTTGTATTGAGCCAAAACATCCTGAGCAATCTGTAGAGTATCTGACCACAAATCAACCTCAATGTTGAAGTTATTTGCGTTCATAATATCCAAGATTAGGACATTAAAAGATAGGGTCTCAAAGTTTTGATTTTGGCTATTTGATTGGGGGACAACATACATCAAAGGATAAATCGGAGCCAAATTTCTGGTCGTATTATCAACCTTGTCTCTTTGTTGAGTTAAATAAATAAGTTGTCTAATATCCCCCACCCCAAACGAATTAAGTTGTTTGTGGTAAAGTTGTATTTTTTTGAGGTCATCAATAACCTGTTTGAAATTCACATAGTTCATACCTTTTGTAGTGTTTTTTTCAATTCTCTTTCTCGTAACATCGTCAAGTCCTTCATGTAGGTCAAATAGTTAAACACTTCAATCAGGTTTTTGGATGCGATTTCTTGTATTTTAAGGATGTCCTCACCAGATAAATATACAAGGATAGAATACCACCCCCAAAAACCCTCAAAGGAGTTCTTATTATCCTTATCAATCTCGCCTTCATTCGGTATGAATATGAGTGGGTATTTTTTTTCAAGATGCTTTCTAAACGAAAAAAAAAAGTTAAGGGATGACCTTAAATATTTTAGTGGTAGTTTCCTGAATTTTTCACTTCGGTCAGGTACGAGAACTGCGTTGTATGGGGGGAGTGTCCCATCCTCATTGACCTCTCGGTAAAACAGAGCCATCAAATGGTTCATTTTGGACATCCTTTCACTCTCGGGCTTGGATAAGAACTCATCAATATCAATGAATTCACCAAAGGTCAGTTTATCAAGGTTGATGAACCTGTATTTTTGTCCCTCAAACTCAAACTCGTTGTAGAATTTTTCCCCCTCCTGTAAAAAATAATTTGCCAAATATTGTGAGGTATTATAAACACCCTCCCATTCGGCTTCTCTGAGTTCATCTGTGGACAAACCCGTGGCTATTGAAATCATCATTAAGGAGAAATCCTCCTCAGAATATAGGTCTTTTAACACAGACATTTTGTTCCATAATTCAATGGTGGGTTCCACAACAGGAAACTCCCTTCCTTCAAACTCAATTATGTGTTTTTCCATAGTAAAAAATATAATTTTTGTGGGGGCTCTAATTAGTATATGAAATACTGACCAACCACCTTTTTGCTTTTTAAGGCGTTATAACCGATACACATACTCATCACAATATCATCGTGAGCCCCTTGAGCCGCACCATAACTGATTTTACGACTTTTCAAGGAATACTCGTAGGTGAAGGTTCGTAGTTCTCGGTATAAATCAGCAGACAACCTCTCGCTCGGTAATCTGACCTGATTTTCGTTTATTGCGTATATGAAATCCTCAATGATATTTTGTTTGGATGCGTTGGTGGTCACAAACGGATGAACATCCACATATTTGTTTTTGAGTTGTTCATATACAACATCACCCATGCTATTGACCTCAATCTGACAAACCGCTCTGTATTCACCGAGTTTCTGAGCAATGTAATCCACCATCTCCCCCCAAGTTTTTTGTCTCTCTCGGTACATATAAACCATCGTTCCATTCTGGTCAAAAATGGTCAATACAGAGTAGTCATTCTGTCTTCCGACATCGACCCCCGCATAGTATTTTTTATTTGATTGTGGGGGTTCGTATTGCTCAAGAACACAGAACCTATCCAAATCTACAAAGACCTCACCACCACTATCAACAAATTCCCCCAATATCTCCTGACGGAATATGTCTTCAGGTAGGGTTTTTTTTGCCTCCCATAATTCTTCATGGGGGATGAATGGATTGTCAAAACTGCTGCCCGCTAAGGTGAGATATTGGGTTTGGTCAGGGTCTAATCCCCGTAGGTGTTGAGTGTAAAACCAGTTCTTTCCTTTGGGGGTGCTTATAAAGAGCACTTTGCGCCCCTTAACCAAGATGGTTGGTTTGAGGATTGTGTTCCATACATCATCACGGATGTATGCCGCCTCATCAATGATTAAAAAATCTAATGTATAACCTCTCAAACTATCCCCATTCTCGGCTGACCTGAAAATAAATTTTGACCCATTTAATAGGGTCATTTCGTAGTTTGATTTGTTGGAGGATACAATGAGTTTGGTGGGGGCTAAAACCCTCTCAATCTCACTAAAAACTTTTCGTGCTTGTGAATAAACAGGAAACACAAACATCAATACGGCGTTGTTATTTTCTAACCCCCATTTTAGAAACATATTTTGAGCCAATAGGGTCTTACCAATCTGTCTCCCTGAACATAAGGTGATGTATTTTACTTGGGTGTCTTCAATCTTATCAATCCATTCCCTTTGTTTGGGGTATGGTGTAAATCCCTCAATTTGTATTTTCGTCAGGCTCGTCACCAAAGTTGAATTTCAATTTGATTTCTGTGGTCATGTCCACTTTATCTGGCTCGTTGAGACCCATTAGTTTTGCGATTGCGTCCAATGTTTGACGAGCGTTGGTAAGGTCGTTTGAGACCATTGCTTCGTGGTGGATTTCCCAATATGACCGAAGATGTTTATCAATCAATTTGTCCTTATCCATACGGAATTTTTCTCTGACTTGTTCCCATACCCTCAACCAATATTTGTTTGCTTGGGCGTAAGATATGCTCTGTTTACGACACCATTCCACATACTCGGTGTGTGAGAGGTGGTCACGAAAAACCTTTTTGGTGCTTTCCTTGAGGAAAAGTTCTACCTCCGTTTTTGTCATTTTATGTAACTGAAATCCATTACTCCTACCAGACCCTCTTGGTCTACCTGGTAATCGTTTTGGACTATCCTCCGAATTCGTGCTCATATCGCTCTAATAATAATTTTTTAACTCGGTAAAAACATTTACCACAACCAGGTTGTTCGTTTCTCCCAAACACCCTATTGTATAGGTTAAAATGGTATGCGATTTCATCGGGGGTGTAATCACTTTTACCCCTGACTTCCCATACCTTTTGTAGTTCTTCTTTTTGATACATTGGTAATCCCCCCAATTTTATATCGTTTATTTTATTTTTACATTCCTCACATCCCATATCAGTATCCTCTTTCTTTACCTTTTGTTTTAAGAAAAAATTGAATTGCTTGTAGGTTATTTCCCTGAATTTCCTCCAATAGTTTTTCCTCTACATAATCTATGGATAATTCTTGGATTTCCAACACTTTCTTCTCAAAGAACAGGTCTTCCCCCATCCATTCGTTGAACTCCCCTCTGGTGATTTCTAATTCCTTCAGGGTAACTCCTATGAACCCTTTGTTCTCGTTTAATTTTTGGAGAAAATCTAATTGTCTTTGGAACATCATATCATCGGTAGGTTTTGGATGTATTTGTACAGGAGATATTCACCCCGTAAATCATTGGGGGTTTCTACCTCAGTCCATCTTCGTTTGTTTACAATATGACTAACCGCCATTCTTGATACTCCAAAATAACTGGAAATTTGTTTATGCGTATAGGTCTTTTTTTGATTGAGGTGTTTGATGAGTTCTACCTCCTCAATTTTTAGTTTCTGTTTTCCCATAATTCGTTTAATCGGTCTTTTGTTTGTTTAATGTATCTCCCAACTGAGTTGAGAGGTATTGTGGTTCTTTTACTAACGGCAGTAAGTGACCCCAATTCCACCCAAAGTAAAAATAAATCTCGGTCAAACCAAGATAGTTCGGATAAATGCTCGTGTACCCATACCATTGTTGGTCTGTCTTGATATTCTTCATCGGGGATTTCTTCATAATATACTTCGTTGAAAGATATTTGATTTAGTTGGGGTTTTTTGAACTGATAGTGGTACTTGCTCGTCTTGGAAAAATAATTGTTCTTAAGGGTTCTAATAAAGTAATATAATCGGTCTTTGTCCCCCATCTCATCCATCCTCTTATTCTTTAAGAGTTGTTCCAAAACGCAGTGTAGTACATCATCTACATCATCCTCGTTTTTGATAATATTGAGGGTGGTCTGCCTTAAATTCTTGTAATTTTCTTCTAACCAACCATTGTAATCCATTCAGTTATACCCCAAGTATTTATTTGCTCAGGTTACCAATAAATATCACCTAAATATAAAAAAACTACATCCCTCACCGAAAAATCATAAAAAAACCCCCACTTTAATTAGTGAGGGTTAAAAGGGGGTTCGTTGATATTAAAAAAAAAAGAACTGACAGCGATATGGTTTTACTTCACCCCCCTATATTGTTCTTGGATGTATTTATCCAATGCTTCGTAATTTGAGACCTCTGAGGTCTTATATCCATTGACGATAAAATTCTCTAACATCGCCGTTACTTTGATTAAATCCACAATCGTGGGACAGGTTCCACAAGCGTTAAAATAATCAAGTGCGAGTTTAATTTGAGATTGTCTGATAATCTGGTTTTGTGTTTGGTTCTTATCCATTTTTTTTTGTTTTAGGTCTTTGTTAAAAGATAAAAAATGGACAATAAAAAGTCAAATTTTTTGTTTGGGTTTTACCACTTGGATTTTCTGTCCATCCTCCTCATACCACATTGTGTAATCAATCTCCATTACATTGTGAATTTCTTGGTGTCCGTGTATTTCTATCCAATAAATTAGTGTTCCTGTATCAGGGTCAAGGATATGGATTTCTTTTCCATCTTCATCCACCTCGTGGTATATCCATCTTTTGTTATACCATAGTTCGGATTGCTTGAAAATGTGAATTACCAAGTGTCCTGGTGATGGGAAGTTTCCATAGGTCGTTTCCATTACCCCTCAAATATCTCCACCAGTTGATTATCTTGGTCTCGGTAGTGTATGGAGTACTCCACCCCCATGAAGTCACCGGAAAACTCAAATCTGTACACCAAAATGGTGAATTCTTTTCCGTTAGTATCCGTGATGGTAATCTTGCTCCTGTTCTCACTCGGAACAATTGACCATTCGTCCGTTATATCAAATCCATTCTTGCCCATAATACTAAAGGCAAACTCAATGGGATTGTTCCAAGTTCCGTAAGTCATAGTTCAATAATAAAAAAAAGGGGGGTCTGTATCAACCCCCCTTCTATAATTACTCGGCTTTTGCCAAATGTTCTCGGAACTTCGTGGAGACCTCCTTGAACTTGTCCAAGAGCAAACTCTCTAACGGGTTCTTCGGAGCGTTTTTGAGCCAGTATTCCACCGATTGGTTGATTACATACCTCTCAAACTTGGACAGGTAAATCGTCCGATGGTTCTGTTTGACCTTGATGGTTGCTTTTGTGTTCTCCATTTTCGGAGTTGAAACACTCTTGGTCTTGGTTGGGGTCTTGGTGATGGTTTTCATTGTTAGGATTAAGGATTTGAGGTTAGGGGGGTAAAGTAATCGGGGTTAAGGGTCATCAGGATTTCATCTACCTTGTTTTCCTCAAGGTAACACCATGCTCCTCCGATGGACATTTGACAAATTTTGACACCGAACATACCACGAGTTCTCCAAACTCGGATGTTTGTACCCCCTCCGTCTGTGAATTCCATTGTGATGTTATTTGTGGCGTCATATCCACCCGAATAAAGGGTTTTGACCCCATTGAAGAACTTGAGACACTCCGTAGGGTTTGCGAATACGGCAGCACCCACTGAAATAATGTGTGTGTATTTCATATCTCGGAAGGTGAACAACAGGATACTATCTCCAATTCGTTCATCAGAGGTCATTGTGATTTCTTTGTTCAGGTACCCGCCAGGTTCGTAAGCCCACAGGACTTGCTTCTTGGTGAAGGTTTGACCAAATCCCATTACAGACAAGGTCATTGCGAGGGTGAAGATGAGGTTTTTCATTTTGAGTTGAGGTTTTTAGAATTAGAGTGTGGAGATAGTGAATTATTTTCCATAATTTTTTATCCAATCACCGATAATTTCGTCATATGGACAATGCCACTCACTCGGCGGGTTTGCTTTGAAGAACTCTTCTTTTTTCTCATTCCACATTTGAGTAAAGATTTCTTCAAGTTCTTCACTTGACCATATTTGTAGGTCTCCGAATTCATCAATGAAATAATCATAGAAAATATCGTAAAGGTCTTTTGTAGTCCAAAAGGAGAGTGAAATAACCTCTTCAGGTATATTGAGTTTCTTTCCTTCGGGAAACAAGATTTCTAATAGTTCTTCTTTAGTCATTTTGAGTTGAGGGATTAGGAACAGGTTGCGATTGCGAAAAGTACGAACAGAGCCACGATGATGAGTGTGATGGTACCATCGGTGTTGTTTTTGGTTTCGTTGAATTGTACTACTTGGTTTTGTACCTCCTCTGATGGGGGGCTCAAAGCAAATGAGATGGCTTGGAAGACCTCCTTGAGGTACTGATTTGCCAGTCCGATTTCGTGTGGTCGGTCAAACGCTCCGATTACTCGTTGTATCTCCACATTCACTGCGGTTTGCTCACCGACAGAATTGAGGTTGATGTGGATTTCAACACCGAAAGACAAAATCTCACCCTTGCGGAAGATGTAGGTGTTGAGAACATCATCTTTGGTGTGAAAGATGTATCCCTCCATTCGGTACTTCTTCATCGTATCCAAGAGGTTGTCTACGGCATGTTGTACCAAGTGATAGGGGAAATTGACCTGTATGGTCTTGGTTGGGTTGGGGATTGCTCCTGTAATCATTGCTCAGGGGGTTTTTGAGGTTAGTGGGTCAAAGATATGGCACGGTGCTCAATTTCACAAATCCCGCATGAAAAAATCTTCAAAATAAATTTCGTTCTCATTGAACCACTCTTCAAAGATTTGATATGCTTGTTCAGGTTTAGTCATAACTTGAACATCAGGACAATCCAAATCACACTCATACAATTCAATTGAGGTCAGTTCTTTTACCAGTCCCGCAATTTCAATGGTTTCTTCAATAGTGTAAGTACGACCACTTCTGCCTTGGAGTGAGGTCATCAGGAACCCGAATAAAATATGTTGTCCTGAGTTGAGCGTGAGTATTGTTTTCATAGTTCTTCAATTAGGTCAAGGTTTGTTTTGTGTATGCTGTACAGTCCAATAAAACCTTCTTCGTCATGGAGTTCAAAAACAAAGTTACCTTCTTCGTTAAAACGAGGATTTGTGGTTTTGAATTCTAAACCACCAAGTAGGTAGTATCGGTCGTATTTACGCCATTCGTGCCCCATCCAACAGGGAACATCACGGAGGGTCTTAAAATGGTTCATAGTGAATTCCAATAAGTGAGGTATTCATCAATTGCGTTCTCCCATTCGTGCCATTCTTCATCAGTCATACATAGGTTGAGAAGATTATCCACACACGATGCGTTGTAGAAACTCCTTATCACGTCGAGACGAATTTCTGCGTCATCAAAATCGATATCTTCCTCCCCCCATTCCATAAGCAAAATTACTTTCAGTATGTTCGGGTCTAGTGTATCCACCGCACTGATGGAGGTGTCCATAATCAAGGTCAACTTGTCTTTTTGTTCTTCAGTCATTGTTTCGTTTTTTTTTAACAGGTCAAAGATACTGCGGATATTTTAATCACACAACAGGGGGGGGTCAAATTTCTTTTTCAAGTTGAGACCACGCTTTTGTGATGTTGGAGTGGTGTTCCACATCGTGGTAGTCCTCCACCATACCGGTGAATGTATCAACATAGTGGTTGAGGATGGTATCCAATTTCATATCAGGGGTGAGTTTACGATAGGAGTGTCCCATTGATTTCTGTTGGTGTATCAATCTCATCTTATCCAAGATGTCCATGGGTGTTGGAGTAGGTCTTAAAACTCGGTATGTTGTGGTCGGACCAGAACCCTCACGAGTGATTGTCCCTTGAGACATCAACTCATCCAACATCCTCTTGAGGGTAGATAGGGGGATTTCACTTTCTGTCTGTAATTTGGAGGTAGTGTTTACCCCCTCTCTAATTAGGTCTATCAGGTTTTTCATTGTTTCAAGTTTTTGTAATCCAAATATACAAAACAAAAATTTAACTATCAAACTCGTTGGGCTGATAGTGGGCTGATAGGTGATAAAAGTGGGCTGATAAACTTAAAAAAGTGGGCTGATAGGTCTTATCGGCTCAAAACCTGATTTACTTAATTCATTAAGGTTCTGGTAATTAAGATGCTGTATATTAAATCTTAATCTTAGGATGGAAAAGGGTAAGTCCCCTCTAGATGCTAGTGCTGCTAGAGACACTAAAACATCTAGGGAAACCCTTTTCACAATCTCAATCTTGAGGTTGAGGTCTTCCGATATAAGTCCCCTGAATTACGGAAGAAGGGATAAGTCCATCGTAACGAACTTACATCAATAAATATCGGAAGGTTAAAAAAAATCTGAAGCAAAAAAAAAAGGGTCAGTTAAAAAAACCGACCCCTGTGTCCGAGTATGAATGGGAACTTAACCCGAACACATTTGAATTATAAATGAAAAGACCCAACAATAAATACCAACAAAAAAAAAGAAGGGACTGGTACTTGAAAACCAATCCCTTCAGGGAGCATATAGTGAAAGGGGGAGTAGGTAAAAAAAAGACCGAATTTCACAAAAAATAAAAAGACCTAAGCAAGATAGGAAAAACCTAACTCCCCCCGTATTTACTAATATAAGATTTTACTACATTTACTAAATGAGATTGAAAAAATGTATTGCCTGTGGAGACGAACTCCCTGCCGATGAATACCGAACTGAACACGGATACCGAAGAAAGAGATGTCCGGCTTGTGTGATTGAAATTCAAAATTTCCTCCGTAACGAAGGAATACACGCAGAGTGGGACAATCTTACCCCCCATCAAAGAAACATCGTTAAAACGGCTAAAATCGTGTTAGAACGGATGGGATACGACACCAATGGAAACATCGCAGAACAATTTGAGGAGCGATGGGCAAAAAGGGGGATTACATTTTCTTCCTGAGACGGGCAATTGCCATCATCTTCTTTTCCTTCCACTTGGAATAACAAATTCCAAAGGCAACCTCTGATGGGTATTCATTTTGGATGGCTTCATAACATCTTGCGATGTATTTTTTTTGACCTCCTTCACCGGTCTCGTCAAATCTTGGATTAGGTATTGGCATTTTGGGACAACATAAGTTTAAGTTCGTGGTTCTCTTTTACTAAACCATCAATTTTATTTTCCAATTCATCAATCTTGGCGTTGAGGGTTTGTATTTGGTTTTCCATATCCACCAAAATGGTACGATAAATTTCAACACTTTTCTCCAAATTGACCAAAGTCAAATTCTCAACCTCCTTACGAGTACGATTACGACCCAATAGATAGGTCAAAATTGACGATACAGAGGTTATTACAAGAGTTCCTAATACTTCCATCACTTAGAACAAAATAACCTTAATACCAAGTATCTCCACAACAAACGCCAGGATAAGTTCTATCAAAATAACTCGGTATTCCACTACTTGAGTAAGCGGTTCCTACTCTCGGTAATCTACGAGGACCAGGTTGTATGTGAAGTCCTGAGTAGTAGTTCTCTTGAGATGGGGGTAAACCATCAAGGGATGAGTATTGGAAATACAATGGGAAATCACTTGGTCTCACCACCAAATAATCCATCATTCTCTGAGCGTAGAACTGAGCCCTGTCAGAGTGAATTTGACGAAGTGAATTAAATTGTTTTGTATCTACCGCACTTCCCTGTTCAGTATTACCGATGATGATGGATTTGTTCATTACCCTCATAAAAAGGGTCGGAAAACTCTCATAAACGGCTTGCCATAAAAGGTATGGTTGAATGTAATCGTTCAGTAGGGTCGTTTCAGGACCGGTCAAAGTATTTGTAGAGGCAGCCTGCTCAATATGATTGAGGAATTTTGTGCCCAAAAGTGTCTGAAGACCAATGCTTTGAGCAACCTGAACCGATGCTAAAAGAAGTGTCTCGTCCACATTAGCGTTGACCTCTGTGAAATTCTTAATTTTTTTTGGGGATACTAATAAAATTTGGCTCATTAGGATGGTAAAACAGGTTGGATTGCTTCAATTGGGTCAGTATCAAAAATTTCGTTTTGAATGACCTCTAATTTATACATTTTTTTATCTCGTAAGAATAACAATTTTTCAAACTCGGCGAGTAGTTGTTCTTGTAGTGGAACAATCACGGTACGCAGGAAGTGTTCGTATCCCTCAATCACTTCATTTTTTGACCCCAAAGAGCCTGGTGTTTCAATACCCAAAAGTTTTGGTGAGGTGATACGATGACCTGTGAGGATTGTGTTACGCACAACCTCATCCATATCACGATAAAATTGGTCGGATGTAGGTGGGTTAAGTGGGGTGATTGTTGGTTCGTGTTCTTTGTCTGCTGCGAAATTCAAAAACAGGGAACCAGCGTTGTTCGTGGATGAGTATTTATCCACCAAATGTCGGTAAACCTGAGTTCTCTCATCTTCGCTCGGAACACCATTGTTAAGTGATATAAAAATTGAAGGAAAAAATCCATTTTGTAGGTTCTGTAAATGGAAGTTTTTGATGTTTATATCAATCTCGGTCGCCACCCTCGCACCAATCCAATCTGGCATCGGATAATAGGTCTGATTTGGGGCGTAACCCATATACCAATAAATCTGTGATGGCGTGTCGTTGTTCAAATTGAACGCTGGCATTGGAACAGGTTTGTATTTTCTTATATCCTTCCAATCCGCTGAATAGTAATATGTGTCCACAAAGTCCCTCATATCTACTTTTCCTGACCTTAATTTGGACATATCAATGTGATACATCTCAGAAACCCCTTCTCCGTCTCTACGCTTGATTACATTCATTGCGAACCCATTGTGAATAACGAAGTCCATGGCGGTCTTTTTGTAGATACTTCTCAAACTATCGGTTCCATTCACCATAATACGAGCCGCATCCACCCCGTCAATTAGCAATTTTTGACCCCAAACACCATCTCTTTTTGCGTTGATACACGCTCGGTTTATTGCCGAGAAATTGTATAAATCAATGCTGTGCCTGGGCCATAAGTTGTCCCCTCCCCAATAAACATATTCTTTATTGGTTATCACCTCCTCAAAGGTGGGGAGTATCACGGTCTCAAATTGAAATTTTTCTATCGGGTTCATATATTAGTAAATATAACTCTTGAATGGATTAAATCGTAGATAAAATAACCACTTTAACAATTTATCGTTGACGCTAATGTTCCATCAATATTCAATCGTACAAGTCCATTAAAGTTTTGTCCATTGAATGATACGAAATTACCCGTTATGTATAGATAAGTTCCATCATTATTGAGTTGGTATTGAAATGGGATTGGACTTTGTGCGACCCCAAAGTTAAATGAACTACCCAAATTGGTGTTAAATGTTGTATTTACAGTACCTCCTGAAGTGACTCTTGTCAATCTGTTTGAGTTAACTCCATTGAATGTCGCAGAGTTGTGTAAAATAACCAAATCACCATCAGGTAATTGGGTAATTGAAATACCAAATGCTCCACCTAAACCAGTTCCTGAAACAAAACCAGTGTCGATTGCTCCTGTGGTTGCGTTAAGACAAGTAACACCCCCAACAGTAGTTCCATTATATGTGTTGAATTGTCCGACAACATAAAGACGATTATTTGCCCCGTCATAAACCGCACTTGTTGGGGTGTTATTAAATCCAGTTCCAATGTTAAAGCCAGGAACTCTGTAACCATTCGTTTCACTTACATAAACAAGTCGGTTTTGAGCAGTTGTTCCTGTCACGGTGGTAAATGTACCACCCAAGAATAAATTACCATTACCATCAGGAACCATCATTCTTACATCACCATTCCCAAAATATGTGTTTGGAATTGAGGTATCAATCGCACCTGTTGTTCCATCAATTTTTATAAATCTTGCTTTAGTACTATCTCCATTGTATCCAACAAATGTTCCACCGATAAATAACCTGTCTGTACTCTCGTTGTAGTGTAGAGCGTATGCGTCGTTTTGTAATCCAATACCGATATTGAATGCGGGAGCCATATACAGGTCAGGTTGTAGTTTAACCAATCTTTGTCTTGTTAGACCTGAGTAACTATCAAAAGTACCCGTCATATACCAATCCCCTGTAGATTTTTTCTCAATTGCTGTGACCGTGAAACCTTGTGGGAACGCTGGTTGGAATACTTGTTGTGCTCCTGAATTTTTATCCAATTTGAATACACAATCTACTGATTGTGCCTTGAAGTATTCAACCTGACCAAAAATGTATAAGTCATTTCCATCAAGGTAATTTCCTCGTGCGGTCTGTGGAGCACAACCAGAACCAACACAGAAATTAGCAATTCCCGAAGCGGTTGGCGTTGGAGTTGGTGTTCCTGTTTGAGTTGGAGTTACGCTCGGTGAGACCGAAGGAGTATTGGTTGGGGTAACACTCGGAGAAACCGAAGGCGTATTTGTCGGTGTAATACTTGGGGTTGTGGTCGGAGTAATACTTGGTGTTACAGACGATGTAATTGACGGAGTGGGGGTAGGAGTAGTCGTAGGGGTAGAAGTGGTCGTAGGCGTGATTGTAGGGGTCACAGACGGGGTAACCGTGCTTGTGATGGATGGAGTAGGAGTATTCGTTGGAGTAATTGACGGAGTGATTGAAGGTGTCGGGGTAATCGTTGGGGTGATACTCGCAGTTGGGGTCGGTGAAGCACAGAACTCATCGTCAGACAAGTAAATTATGTTTGCGTTGTCCTCGTTCGGACTTTCATAAACCTCAAATAATTCGTCAGGACAATCATCCTCAACCTGAGCACGACCCTCCCAAACCAAACCCTGTGATAAATCAGGATTAAAATTGAGACAATTATCGTCTCCCTGTTGAAAGATTTTAACCCAATACTGACCTTCATATACAAACTCCGTCGTTGGTGTCTGTGCGGTCAAATTTATGGGTAATCCTTCAATGAATTGAAACTCATAATACCTGTCCTCTGTCCCATTGGTGATATTTTCAGGAACAAAAGTGACTTGCTCCTTTGAACTGATTTGTGTAAACTGAAATAAAAAACAAGGTGAACAGACACCGACAGGTTTCAGACCCACCGACATTTTATTTAATTGACCCTTTTTTAGTAAAATCATTTCAGTTTTTTTTGGCTTAAAAAGGAGGGGGGGTTTTACCCCCCTCCAAAGTTATTAAGGTTCAATGACAACGCCACCGACCGCTTGTTGTAAAGTTCCCGCAAGGAAAGCCATTGGGTCTTTACTGAAAAATGTGAGGATAACCTGATATTGGTTGGCGTCCCCGAACGCCGTTCCTGTCGCACCTGACCCGCCCGAAAGGAAACCTCCGTCAAAGTCAGCACCCAAGAAGTAAATCTCACCATTATTATCCTCCGCAAATCCTTGAAGACCACGATTTTGAGCCATCAGTTTTACCTGTGCTCTCTTATCAGCGTCCATCTTCTGGAAATTAAGAGTTAATTCTTGTGAGTAAAACAATGTTCCATTCTCCAAAGACGAGTTAAATGTCTCTGTTAAAGTAGAGGTTTGTTTTTGTACCTCGTAGGTGTAGATTTTTGTGCCAGGACTTGATGTAATACCTGTGATTTCTCCAATAGCATTGTAGGTAACACCGGTAATTTGACCAGCGACCAAATATGCCTTTTTAATACCACCGACATTTGACGCACAACCCAAGTTAATGGATGCGGTCTGAAGACATGCTGAATAATTGCTCATAATCTACTATTTTTTATTTTGTAGTTTATGACAATCCGTTTGAAGCCCAATTGCTTGGAAATGGGATAGTTACGCCCGCCTTGAACTTACCTCTAAATCTCACTTCTCCATCATTCTGGTCCCACCACGCCTCCAAGCGTTCCTGGTCAGACATCAAATCCATACCGATTATAAGTTCATTTTTGTCTCCTGCTACGATTTGGTTTGAACCTGTTAAACCAGGAACTCCATATACCATAATTCCTGTGCCAGGATGTTGGATTGCCAATTGTGGGAAACCTGCTTCTCTGCTCTCAGGAGTGAACGCATACCAGTTGGAATTTCTCAAGTTTACTTGATACTTTCTGTAGTTAGGAATGCTCATCATTACAACCAAACTATCTCTTTGCTGAATAGCATCAGGAAGGGTAGAAATTACCTCATCCACAGCCGCCATCATAGTAGAATTCGTCAAACCTGTGGTTGGACTTACTACGAAATTTACTGGATTTGTTGCTCCTGTTCCGAACAATCCTTTGAAACCTGTGAAACAATCTGTACCACCAGAAGATGCTGGAAGTGCCTGCCATAATTTGTTTTCAACAAAGTCCTGAACCTGCTCCACTTTTAATTTCATAATTTGCTCCTCAAATGGAACGCTCTCTACATAAGAACCAGCATTCAAGAAAGCACTTTGCCAATAGTTCAAAAGCGAATCCGGACATAGCGCTTCTTGGTACATATAATTACATACCGTGATAGGTGCTTGAGTGAAGGTGGTAACACCGCTCGGAGACCATCCACATCCGCCTGCTCCAATGTTTAGAGTTGAGGTCATCAAATTCACCTCTTGGGTGCCTTTAATACCTACCTGAAGATTACCGATTTCTACGGTACGTGCTTTTGTCACTGCTTCCAACAACAAAAGACCACCTGTCTGGTCTGTGTAAGTTTGAAGTCCGGCGAGGTTAAAGTCGAACGAATGTTTCGCTAAACCTGCGGGAGTTCTTTTTTCTAAATTTGCCATAAAAAATTTAAGATTTTATTGTTTTATTTTATTTAATTTTTCATCCCTCTCAATGCTGCGATTTGTTCCATTCTGGAACTTTTTGTATCGTCAACTTGAGCGAAATATCCCTTCCTGTCGTAAAGTTTTTCTCCCGCAGGTTCGCCAGCAAATTTGGAGAACTTAGCCTCCAATGCCGTATTCTTTTCCTTAAGTGAATTGAGTTCTGATTGAATTTCTTTCAAAACGCTTGTGAATGCCTCAAGGAGTTGTTCTGAGGACATCTCGCCCTCCAAACTACCTTCTCCACTATCATCAGGTCTTTTCAGACCTGTAATGAGACCTTCTTCGTCTACAACGATAGTGATTCCACTTTCAGTTGTATGTTCTCCAACGGGGGCTTGTACCCAATTGTTTTCAGCGTCTTTTACATACAATTTTTTTCCTACTTCAAAATCACCATCGGTACCAACTATGGTTCCATCTGCTAATTTTGCTTCGTCAAAATTGTCGTAATCAATTCCATCATCTTCACTCACTTCGTCAATTGGTGTTCCCTCCGTATTTAGTCCGTCAGCAATGTTTGAAATTTCAGCGTTTTCAATCTTCAATTTCATATTGTTTTCCAATTCATAATCACCATCCATGACGGGGATTTCTCCTTCAGGAGTTACGATGTAAACTGGCATGCCAATCTCCATTTTTTCTCCGTGAATTTTGAACTCCTTACCATCTTTGGTCATATATGAACCGAACTTATAGGAGCGACCGAGTAACTCGGCAATTTTCCTTTTGATTTCGTTTGTGGTCATAAAGAATTTTTTATTTGTTTTGTTTATACATTAGAATATAACTTTTTCAATTGAATACCATCCGTTCGTTGAACCAACCTTCAACTGAATAACCGTTATATTTTCCTAATTTAATTTCCTCCCATAAATCTCTATCCCCGACCTTCATGGTCACTACCCAAGTGCCTTCGGGATAATCAAGACCAAGTGCGGCTGCTTTGTCCATTTCTTTGTTCATTACAATCCAACTTTCTGTAATGTAAGTTTCAGGAGCAAGTTTATCGGTGTGGTCAAGGTTCGCCACAGGAATGGCATTTTTATTCACCGATTTCAAAAATCTCTCAGCCAAAGTCCGTGTGGTTTCAGCCGAGAAAAATACATAATACAATTCCTCCGTAATTGGATTTCTACGGACAATCATTTTGTTGGGGATAATTGCTGCGCCCGTGATTTCCATTTTTTCCTCATCATAGGAAAATCCGTGTCTCAAAAAATTATCTTGAATAATTGTATTTCCCGTTTGTGATGTGTAGGGAGATAGTCCACTCACATCGTATTCAAGCCCCTCAGGCATGTAGTCAGAAATTTTCTTAATATGACCATCCATATACAAGACATCATATTTGATTTTGGTGTCCTTTGAAATTTCGTTTATAACATCCTTAAAGTCATCAACCAATACAACGGCTTCTTGGAGTTCCTCAAGTGTGGCACGCTCCTTAAAAATGACCTCTTTTTCAATTTTGAAGACCGCATCGGCAATCACCGCAGCGGAGCGTATCATACCCCTTGTGTCTTGAGACAAATTGGGGGTCTTAATTAAACTCGTAAAGGTGCCTAAAGCGCCAGGACAAATATCAAAATTTTTGGTCTTGTATCCGAAGACATCCAACTCACCTTCATCAGCCATTTTTACAGGGACACAATTTGGTACTTCACGACCCCCCTCGTCTTTGGTTCCAATGGCTTCGTAGCCAGGCCAGCAAGCGTTTTCCAAATCCATATTATTACGAATTTGTTTCAATTTTCTTGAAGCCCAATTTACCCCTATTTCTCCTCCCCAAGCAAGGTAGGCGACATATCCCTTATCCTTCCAAGGCGTAGCCTCAAATTCAGGACTAATCTTTGAATTTTCTTTGTGTCTGGCAAACCCTGCCATACGAGCAATTGTGTCCTCAGAAATTGGTTCTCTTTTACACAATTGATTTGCTCTTGCCAACCCTGTCAATTCCATTCCTGAAACCTCATCTCGTCCGTGTTCATCAATCCAACGGAGGACTTTACAAGCGTTATCTGAAGCACCTTGAGGGTAATCCTCATAAGAGGCAAATTCGTGTGTCTTACACGCCATATACCCTATCGTTGAACCCACCTTGTGTTCGTGGTAACCCTCACATCCCAAAAGTTCAGCCATTTTCAGGGCATCTTCCTTGTGTGTGAATAGTGGTTGTCCATCAATGACTGCCAATACCCCAA